TAGGGTTTGCCATTGTAATATTCCTTCTATTCTCATATTACCTTTGTTTATGCACCCGAATCATTCGGATACTCCATTTCACAGCCGTTTTCATTATCTTCGGCTACTGAAATCTTTATATAACGATCTGGATACTTATCTTGTATTGTTTGTGCCAGTTCGTCTGCAATCATTTCACATGATTTGTTATTTAACACTAAGACATTTTCTGTGTCATATAGTCGTTCTAACCATCTTTTAAATTGAATAAATTCGATATCTCTATCATCATGGAATACTTCGATCCATACTTTAAAGTGAAAGATATGTCTATGCTTATATCCTAAGAAACTTACATCGTCCCAATCGTTTGTAGCATATTTAGGATTAGTATCTGCACCGGGATAGAAGTGAACACCTTCTTTGCTAAATGTTACCCAAATGCTTCTCATGTACCAAATCCTAGTTGACCTTTAATCCAATCATCTAATTCTGTTTTTTCTTTATCACTCATTATGCTTCCTTATTTGGATCCCATAGTGTTAAATTTTTTGTATTCAATCTATTTAATACTAACTTATACCTTGATTGCTCTTCTTTCCATTCTTTAAGCCAATTATGACCGTCACGTTCTGCATCAATAAAGATCGCATTAGTGAATGCTAAGGGTAACAATACAGCAACATGAATAAAGATACTTATAACTGTATTGTAGTTAAAGAATCCTAAGTAGTTTGCCGCCAAGAATCCAAAGAACACACTCCATACTGTAAACAATACTAGCATAAAGTAAGTCTGTAGACTTGGGTCTGGGATATACTTCAATGGGTTGTATCTCACATCCATTACTCGTCTCCAGCCATTTACAAGGCTGAATACAGTTCGTCTAAATAAACTTGGTTTTTTCATCATTGGTTCTATTTTACTCATTTGTTATACCTATTGAATATGATTTCTTATGTATTCTTTTATTACATGCATTCCATATGATGCCCATGTGATAACTACTATACTCCAAAATAATATTTCTATCATTACTAATAATACACGGCTTTACGATTAATGTCAAGCATCGATTTACCCGTTTTCACTAAACAGTTGATCAAACATTGTGCCTGCGTTAACTGATCTTTTACCTGAAAAGCCTTGTGATCCTGACATTATTTGCATCCAGAATCTGCTATGTTTATCTATTAAGTCTAATGATTTTTGTCTGTCGTTAAGTGAAAATATTTCATCAACTAAGTCTCCGAATCTAATACTTTCAAATGTTTCATTCATCAACATTGCGGGGACACACCCTGAGTCATATTGTCTGTTTGCTTCTTGTACTGCAAACATATGCTGATAGACATTGTGTGCCTGTAGCAATGTATAACTGAGTGTGTCCCAACTCGTTTTAGTTTCTTTCCCGTGTTTGTTTAAGAAACCTTGACCACGATAACAAAGGTCCTTCATAACCATTGCGTTAGTGACAGGAGAGTCAGCAAACTTTTCATGTATGCCTTCTGCTATTACGGCGTCACTAAATTTACGCATGTCAGTATCAAAGTCTTTGTTCTCAGCAGTCTTCTCCATAGAGTATGTCCACTTTGTATTGTGTTCCATATTAGAGTTGAAATATGCTAACCCTTTAGCCGCACCAAAGAAAGGACTTGCACAATCAAACGTAATCTGTAAGTTTGGATTGTGATACTTTCTTACTGCTTTCTGAATATCAGAGAACAGGACAGCATATTCTAATATTGATGTACCTAAGCAATGAATAAGATCATGCTTTCCGGGTTCCAACAGTCCATCATGTATAATACCAACGATTCTTTTTAAGGTCAGATGTATATCTATCTTATTTTGTCCACCGAATGCCCAACCATTAAAATGATTATCTGGGTACTTATTCGGATCGCAATACATCTTCATTTCCTCATACCAGTTATCTGACTGAGTATGATTCAACCCCTGCAAGACATTTAAGAACTTGCAGTTACCATTACGATTGTGTATAAAGTAATCGTTGTTGATATGCGTTGCCAGTGCGGCTTCCTCTATGGTTTTTATACCATGCTTATCATACAGATGTTGATTTCGCACAGTTTGTGAGGGTATGTCTAAACACATGCCGTAATCCATATACGTGTCCATCCACGTTAGGACTTTGATACGTTGTTCAAGTGCTTTAGGACAATTCGGATCTTTCCAGTCAGCAGGCCATTGACCTTTCATAATCTGAAAACCACCCGAGTCGCCTAACATAAACGTACCCTCTTCTCTATCACGTATGATAGATTCAGTGGGGATTGTTTTAGTTACATCTAAGTCTGCATGGCCTGCAGAATACAATCCCCACTTATAAGTGAACAGACCTTCTTTAGAGTTTAAGAAATTTAGACGTTCTACGTCTCCGTTGAACCCTGCTGGGATACGTTCTTGAGGGAAATAATCCTCAGTTGTCGTATCACGTTGCTTACCTAAACCAGCAATAAAGAAACTGCTGACTGCGGGTAAAAACAGTGCCCAATCCGGCTTATGCTCTTTTGAAAGATCGATCCGTTCTGCCATAATTTTGTCATTCATAATAATTTACTGAGTTATATAAGATAATGTCCTCAACAAAATGAGACTTTATCTGCTCTAAGTACCTAGGGTTTTCATTAATTTCAAAGTTAATTACTTCTCTAAGTTCTTTGTGTGTATCTCTTTCTGATGTATTATACATATTATCTGATACAATTACATTGTTTGTGGGTACATTTAATTCTTTTTCTGTAAAACGTCTTATATTGTTTTCAAAGTTTTTATCCAATTTAAAAAACACACATTGATCTGTATCTACATTATGTAAGTAATCGACTTGAGGACATGTATGCCTGTCAAAAATTGCATAACCAAATATCAAATCTAATGTTTCTCTATCTTTTAAGTTAAAAGTCATAGAATCATTTCCTTTAAACTTTCTATTATTAACTAAGTATTCAACAATTCCAGAACACCATCTTTCAATTGGATCACGTAATACAACTATGTATGTTTGAGGAATTCTATATTCATCTTCTATGTTGTAATCATATACAATTTCAGGATAGTTTAACTTTTCTAAAAACTTCGTCATAAAAGTAGATGCAACTTTTCCTATACTAATATATGAATATTTGGTTCCTACAAGATCGATAGTCAAGCCTTGAAATCTTACAACCTGTTGACTGTGGTACCCATGTATCCACAGTTCAGGCTTCTCCCAATGGTTTTTACTACGAGTAATTATCAATTACTTTGCTTGTGCTGGTAATAGATACTCGTAAACTGTATAGCCACTGTCTACAGTAATCTGTGCCGCACCTTGATCTGAGATACGTACAGTCTTGTCACCAGGAAGATCCATGATTGACAAGAATACTTTAACAGGCCACATCCATGATCTAGTAAGTTCTCCTGTTACAGTAGGTTGAAACACAAAGTTACCTGAGTGAGTTGAAGGATCACCAAAGAAGATTTTAAGATCGCCGTCTTCTGTTTTAGTAGTGAAGTTCAATTCTTCAGAGTTAGCAGATGCCTGCATTTTTAGACGCATGATGCCTGCGATTGTAGGCTCAAATTCTACGTCCCATGTAGCACCTTTAAAAGTAACGTTTCTTACTTTTTCTTCGATGATTGCTTGTGACATTAAACGATAGTCGTTGATAAAGTCGCCCTGCTTAGTTGCAAAGTGAATAGCACTCGGTACTTCGTTGCCATCTTTGTTTGCTTTAGTCATAGAAATCTCAGCACTATCATCATTATAAACATCAAAACCTAAAATAGTTTTTAGTTTAGTCAGATTCGGCATACCGAATGTTCCTGTGAAATCTGCAACTGGCACTTTAGTTTTGCCTGTAACAATAACAGATTTGTCTTCTGCAATAGCATGGACTTCTGTTTCAATATCAGTTCCCACGATCTTAACAAGATCAATGATGCCTAGACTATGCGTGTAACCGATGATGTCTAATAAGTTATCTTTCATTTATACTCCTCGTAATGTATTTAGGTAGATATACTGTGTATTATATCTGGATTTATTGTGTAATGCAAGTACTTTGGTCATTGCGTTTACCCGAAACTAAACAACTCATCAAATGTTGAATTAGTGTCTGTGTTTGCTCGTAAGTCCCACTTAAGAACTCCTAACAAGTTGCTGATCTTTTCATCTACGAGTGTAGACTCCATCAGATTATCATCGAATGGCAAGTCTCTGAACCATTCAGGAAGTCTGAGTTGATCAGTTGGATATGCAATACTTGTATAACCCATTGCATTAGACTTTAGTTTGCATACAACAACTTTAAAGCCATCCATGATCTCCATTGAGTAGTTATCTCCATGCACACGTTTGAGTGTGTTCCAGTTCATTGCCGCTCTGACATGTCCCGGCATGTTTGCTCTACCAGTCTTAGAATTCTTTTCAAGCATTGTATAAGAAGTCAGTTTGTTTACACCTTTAGGGGAACCTTTTGTCCATGAATCCTTCTCACCCAATACATGTTTAAACTCTTTAATCTTTTCGATAATTTCTTCACGACCTATTCCAGATAGAGTCATTTCTAAAACTTCCATTAAGAAATCTTGTACATATGCAGGAGTATCTGCTCTCTTTAAATCTAAGCCCATTGCTTTAACTTTCATTGAGCCATTTGCATCAGTACGTTTGTTCTCTGCATCATAGATATTGATTGCATATCTTTTCTTAGTAATGAATAAACCTCTGTCACCACAGACTTCTCTACCACCTTTGATGATTAGTCCTTTATCACGTGGGCAATGAAATGCTTTCTCCATAAAGCCAGGGAACGATACATTACATTGATCCGACATGCTTTCATACAAGTCGATAAACGTTTGCTTTTTGTCTTCTAGTGACATGTCTGCGGGCAAGTCTTCTTGTAGCATGGGCCATGCACTAAAGTAACAAGAGTCAGTATCACCATAAATCATTGAGTCACCTGTATGATCATATACGCCAGTCATTATCTCATTGACAAATGCTGACATATGTTTAGTGATTGAACGACCTGTGAGTGTTGTACTCTGTCCTATGCGTTTATCATAGAAACGACAATGTTCATTAAGAAGTGCACCATATGCTGAGTTAAGTAGAATCTTACGAACTAACTGTCTCTTGTCCCAGTAGTCGATATCTTCTTTTGTTTTAGCCTCTTTAAGTTTAGCCTGCATGACTTTACGATCAGAATACCATTTAGATAACAGTCCAGGAATAACACCCTCTTGATCGGATCTAAAGATTGTACCATTCGCACTAAGAATGTAAGGATTGTTAGAATCATAAATCATCTTCCATGCTTGTGCGGCACTCATTTCTTCTTCTCTGCCATCTTCGTAATCGATTGTTAGCATTGTGCCACGTTCCTGATTCTGAATAGCAGTATACTCTAACGAACTAAACAGACCTTCCCATAGCACGGGACCTTCTACTGAAGCATCTCCTTCTTTATATCTAGGCTTTTTCCTTGCTAGTTCAAGACCTCTTTCATCCATATACTGATTAGTCAACGTTTGTCTTACTTGACCTACGATAGTTTCTGGAGCCATATTCAATGCACGAATTGTAGAAGGATACAGTGAATTGATATCGATAGAGCCTATCCATTCATGTAGTCCTTTCTTAGGATTCATCACATAAGCACCTGCCGCTTGACCTTCACTTACTGTATTGAGATTTGATCTTATCTTATTGGGTACGACTACTCCACGTTCATGTGCTTCATTCATAATAGCCATTTCGATCATAGCCACAGAACCCATAACAGTTGGAAGTAGTACAGTATTTTCATGTGCCATCTGATTAGCAAGTTCCATGAACTGTAACTTATCATCTAGTTTTTTGAGTAGCATTGTATCCTGTCTGTTATACTCAATAAACTTCTTAAAGTCTTTGTTATATAACTGATCAAGTGACCCTTCATACTCAGTCTTCTTTTCACCTACTTCTAACTCACCAATCGCATCTAGTTTATAACTATGACGAGATTCGTAATTGTACTTTTTATAGAGTTGTAGATAGTCTAAGTGAATACGACCAACTAAGTCAAATGTTTCTTCTTCTTTGCCAAATCTTTCATACTTTCTTTTCTTAGGATATTGTCCAAGTAAACAAAATCTACGTGTATCATCTTTCGACATCACACGTGTAACACGATTGACCATATACGGAATATCATATCCTTCTGAGTTCCAACCCGATAACACATCAGCATCTTCGATTAGTGAGAAGAATGCATCAAACAATTCTTTCTCTGTTCTAAACAGCATTGTATCAGGGAACTCTGCAATTGCTTCTTGTGCAGTCTCATATGTCATATGCTTAGGGGGAACTGCTAGACATACTAATTGATCAAGCCAGTCTAAGTATAAACTGACAGCAGTCACAGGATTAAAAGGATCACTCGGAGGAGAAAATCCTCTACTAGGATCAAAGTCTACTTCAATATCAAAGAAACACGTATGCAGTTTGGGAGCATCAACCTTTAGATAGTTCTCACTGAGACATCTAAAGACGATCGGAATGTCTGCTTCAAACAGACGTTTCTTACCGTGGATGCGTTTCTCTTTCTCCCACTCTGCTTGTTTCCTAGATGAGAACTTCTTAACAGAAGTTCCATATAATGAACGATGTTTACCTTTATGATCTTCATAGTACAAGACATAGTTAGTAGGATATTCTTTGAATATTCTTTCACCATTAGGACTGCGTTCTACGACATGTATTCGTTCCGCAGACTTATCATGTATTGCATCGACATAAGACATTAAAGAGTTCTACCAACCGTCTCCAATATATCGTTTAGTTGCTCATGGTCAGCATTTGTATCAGTTAGTTTGCTTTTGTATGCAATTCTGATTGCTTTCTTTAGAATAGAAGGCTTGATCTCAAGTTCTTCTGCTATTGCTTTTACAGTATCAGTCAGTCCACCATTAAGTGTTTCGACTTCTTGCATTACTGCCATGCCTTCATTGACAAGTTGTTTCATCTTATTAACTTGCTCTGGATTAAAGTATTTTGCTGCCATTATTATCTCCTGTGATTGAATGTAAATCTATATGTATAGTATACAGGATCAACTGCATACTGTCAAGGGTATATTTACCCGTTTCTGTCATCATCATTTTGTTTGATGATTTTTTCTAATAGAGTGAGTGGCGCCCCCTCTACTTTAGAATAGTATATTAATGCTTTTGTATCTTTGGGCAAACAATGTCCACCAAATCCAAACTGTCCGTCTGGTCCTGGTACTTGCATATGACTGTCACCGACCCTTGGATCTCGTTTCAGCATATCTGTGAATTGTTCCCATGATGTTTCAGCATCACTTGATTGGTGCAAATGAAATAACTCATTAAAGAATGATACTTTCGTTGCTAACCAACTGTTAATTGTGTATTTGATTAGACTTGCTGATGTCAAGTCTGTTTTAAATGTGGGTACGATTTTAACTTTGCTATGATGAATGTATGCTTGTTCTACTTCTATACAATCATGTAACTCCCCACCTAATATTTGCATGTTTGGATTAATGAAGTCCTGTAAACTGTTTGCTTCAGTTAAAAACTCAGGGTTATATACTAGTCGTAATGTGCTAAAAAGTGTCTTAAACTGCTTTAAATGATGCGGAGTGATAGTTGATTTGACTACTACAACACCTTTGTATTCTAACTTATCTAACTCTCGTAATACTTCACGTGCTATATAAGTATCGACATCTAAATGTGTATCTTGTTGAGGAGTCGGAACACATACAAATATGATCTCTGCTTCCCACTCAACTAAGTCTTGTATCGTATTGTCTGTAAACTTTGGGTCTACTATAAATCTCTCAGTATCTTTACTAAATCCATTGCTGACTGCTGATCCAACAAACCCTTGACCGATAATACCTAACTTCATACGTTGCCTTTAATTTTCTCTACCAGATATTCTTGTTCGTAATTTGGATCACCATGATATGTAGGAGCCTTTGCAATTGCTCT